CCCTGTAGCGCCAACACCTAATCCTGTGGCTCCCACGCCTACACCAGCGCCAGCACCAACTCCTACGCCTGCACCGCAGCCAGTAGCTCCGCAGCCTGTACCGACACCAGCACCATCTTCTACGCCTGCATACAGAGTTGAAGTTCAAAAGCAAAGTGGAGTCACTTACATGATATTCACATATACTGATTCGTACGGAAACTCTCAGTACAAAAACAGTATGAACTCTTATGAATATGTTTGTGCTCAAAACGGTAATATTCAACCTCAGTCAGGAGTACAAGGGTACCAGAACCTATACACAAGTTGTGTTGGTTCGTAAAAAAATTATTAACTTAGTATGATATTAAAATATAATACAATCAAATGTTCTCAGAAATACCAAATTTTCTCACTCATGATGAGTGCGATTTATTTATACAATTAATAGAAAAACAAAACACCCGTTCACAAGTTGCTGGAAGCGGAAGTGATAATTCAAAAATAGAAGATAGTAGGACTTCTTACACTTCTAATTTTGGCGAAGAAATGTTACTTCCAAAAGCTCTAAAAGAAAGAATTGCAGCTCATTTAGACTTAGATGTTGTAAGAGGTGAAACCTTGCAAGGTCAAAAATACGAAGTAGGTCAATATTTTAGACCACATCTAGATTGGTTTCAAGGTGATGCATATAACAACCATTGTTTGCATTCTGGAAACAGAACTCACACTTTCATGTTATATCTAAATGATGATTTTGAAGGTGGAGGTACTGATTTTCCAAACTTAGGTAAAACTGTAAAGCCAGAAAAAGGAAAGGCTGTATTCTGGCGTAATATGGATGATGACGGAAACGGTATATCTGATGTTATGCATGAAGGTATGGATGTGACGAAAGGAACTAAATATATAGTTACAAGTTGGTGGAGAGAAAAAGAATTTAATGGCGCTGAGAACACAAGGCTTGCAAATGAATTTCATGAAGCACAAAGAAAAGAAAAAGAGTCTAAGGTTGTAAATATTAATTCAGGCACACAAACATTTAAAACTGTAGATGAGATACCTAGATTTACAGAAAATGGATTTATGAAGGCTAAGGTTCCTCAAGATGTGTGGGGCTTAATTCAGGACTCATACCACTTATTAAAAGATAAGGAGGTTGCAGAAAAATTTTCAGGAAAAGAAGGCATTATAGATACAATAGTTACTGATGCCGAAAGCAGCACTATTTTAAGTTTTGAGCATATACCAAACATTAGAACTCAAATACATAAAATGTTAATGCCACTACATGAGGAGTGGGCAAAAACAAGGCTAGAACCATCTTTTGTGTATGGTATAAGGTCTTATCAAAGAGGAGCTACGTTAGCGAAACACGTTGACAGGATAGCGACTCATCACATATCTACTATTATTATTGTAGACAAAGATTTAAAGTGTGGTTGTCAAACAAAAGAGTTTGGTGATGATTGGGCTTTAGATATACAGGGTCATGACGGAGAGTGGTATGAAGTTTTTGCAGAACCAGGAGAAATGATTTTATATGAATCTGCTGTCTGTGAACATGGTAGAAGTAAACCTTTTCAAGGAACAAGCTTCAAGAACTTTTATACACACTACAAGTTAGTTGATTACCAGTATGCGGGACAATAAATATATTTCTTTTGACCCGTGGTGGGGTGGTTTCTCTAACATAAGAATGACGTATGAATTAGTAGGAGCTTTATCTGTTATAACTGGTAGAACAATAATTTTACCTCACAGAATATATTGTTTGTTTTTATCAGAATGGCAAGATAAAAAAACATGGTTTGACATGTTTGATGCTTTAGATAAAAAAAAATTCAGAAAGCATTTTGATTGTATAGAATATTATGACATTCCAGAATATGAAAATCTTGAAAACGATGCGCAATATTTCGAAAATGTTTCGTCTATTGCGAAAGTTATTACTTTTGGCGACAAAGACGGAAAACTAGGTCCTATGAAAGGTCCTGATAATGATTATGTCTTAACATGTGGCATAGAGGACCAAAGCGAGTTTGATGTTTTTAAAGGCGACAGACAAGTTATAGACTTAGAGTGTGATGATAAATTTATACACTTCCCTAGAAACTTGTTTGGTCATTTTTATTACCATGTTTATGGTAAAACACCTATTATTAGAAACAGGATTAAAGAAAAAGTAAACTTAGGTATACAATACAAACCTGATATTTTTGATAAAGCCAAACAAATAACAGACAAATTAGGAACATTTAATGCTATTCATGTTAGAAGAAATGATTTTCTGCAAGTAAGAAAAGATATTGCAGAAGCTCAAACTAATAATCTTTTAGATGACATTTCTGACAGAGTGCCTAACGACAAACCACTATTTATAGCAACAGACGAAAAAGACAAGTCTGTGTTTTTGCCATTAAAAAAAAGATACAATGTATTATACCTTACTGATTTTCCACAATCAGGAGTAAATGATACAGATGATTTGCTTTTAGACCAAGTTGTATGCTCTCAAGCAGATATATTTTTAGGCAGTCATTTATCTACTTTTTCTGACTATGTAAACATTATTAGAGGTCAGCAAAACAAAAAAGATTTTCATAGAGAAGGCACTAATTTTAACAGACCCAAGTTATCATATAATAGGTTTCCATGGGAAGTGGAAGAATATGGATGGGATAAAACCTGGAGCTTTCACTGGGAATATGAGCAATCATACTTTAACATAGCCGTATATGGGTCTCACAACGCTTCTGTTGCATTATCTTATAAAGCTGATGTTCTTGAGGTGGTAGAGCTAGAAAGGTTTGTAAACAAAAAAAATGCAGCGTTTTATTTCCATTTTCCAGAAGAAAATCCAGATGAATTAACCCTACAGATACATAATTATTTTGTAAAAAAATATGGTAGCTACGTGTATGATAATTGCTTATATAATAGCTGTGTAACTAACATAAATGTTTTGCCTGCTAAAAACTTTGAGTGGGTAGGTCATCACCTTGCTCATGTCAATAATGTTATATTTCAATCTCCAGCAACAAAAAGCTTGAATATATCTTTTGATGGGGGTTCTGATGAAGGACATTTTAATATATATAGGACTGAATCAGATAAGTTGCCGCAAAAAATATTTTCTACAAAACAAGATATATGCGTTCCTTATGCTGCCGTAGCGCACTACCTATCTCCAATAAAACAAGAAGAAAACTGGTGGTGGGGCAACTTAGTGTACGCAGGAAAACTTATGGGGTTATCTGCCTACGGTACAGTTAATCAGGATGATTACGACAAAATGTATCGTTATTTTAAGATGCAACAAACAGACAACGTAAACACAGCACATGAAAACTTTCAAAGAGTATTTAATGTAACTCCTGAAAAAAGATTTAACGAAAAAGAATCTTATGATTTAGCTGCTGCTACACAAAAAGTTTTTGAAGATATATTTAAAGAAATTGTAGAGCCTTTTGTAGAAACACATAAAGATTATGAATTACAATTTAGTGGAGGTGGCGCTCTGAACGTAATAAACAATGCTAAGTGGGATGCTTTTGTTAGTCCTAATCCTGATGACAGGGGACTGTCTGTTGGCATGTTGTTCCATAAAATAAAACCTGGTCACGTTGTTGACACAAAGTATTTAGGTTCAGATATGTTTGGCTTATATACTCAATATAAACCTTACAGTATTGATGAAATGTGTGAGGATTTAGTAGAAGGTAAAATTATTGGTTTGTGTCAAGGACGTGGAGAGCACGGAGCAAGAGCGTTATGTAACAGAAGTATTTTATGTTTACCTAAAGAGGGTTTCAAAGAAAAACTTAATGACCAAGTAAAACATAGAGAGGCTTTCAGACCTTTCGCACCTGTATGTCGAAAGGAGGACGCTAACACGTGGTTTGATTTTGGAAAGTACACCGAATATATGAGTCACAACGCTATAGTTAAAAATGTAAATAAAAGTATACAATCTATAATTCACAAAGATTATACCGCTAGGCTGCAAACAGTCACCTCGTCATCAAATCCTTTTATTTATTTACTCTTGACTAGAATGAAGGAATTAGGTCATGACCCAATACTAATTAATACATCATTTAATGTAATGGGAAAACCTATAATAAACCAGTGGGAAGAAGCTATAAGTATGCTAAATGACACTGGATTAGATGTATTAACGGACGGTAAAAACAAAATATATGGATAGAATATTTTTAAGCATAGCATCATACAGAGACCCAGACTTAATAAACACAATAAAAGACGCACACAAAAGAGCTGACAACCCTGACAGAGTAACATTTGGAATATTGTTTCAAGGCACTAAAGAAGAGATTAACAATTTTCTTTCACAAGCTGTAGGAAAAATCAACATTAAGTTTGTACATCATAAAGAAACAAAAGGAACGGGGTGGGCAAGAAACATTCTTACAAGAGATATGTTGCAAGATGAAGAGTATTGGTTACAAATAGATTCACACACAAGATTTATAAATGGATGGGACACGAAGCTTATCGACTTCTACAACAAGATAGGAGAAGATTGTTTGGTTTCAGCATATCCCCCACACTTTGGAATGAATGAGTCTTATGATGTATACACAACTAAAACAGTGAATAACAGAGCATTAGTAGAGGGATTTACTGATGTCTTTAGCTTTGAAAACACAGTAGGAAAAGTTCCTGTAGAAGAATATGAAGATTCAATAACAGCCGCTGGAGCTTTTCAATTTGCAAAAAGACATGTAGCTAAGGCGCTGACATTTGATGCGTACTTTAATCCTTGGATGGACCAAGAAATATCTTCTTGTCTAGCGTGGATGAATGGATATAATATTTATGCGCCTAGAGATGCTGTTTTGTGGCACTGCTATGAAGATAATCATATAGGCTCTGATGAAAAATGGAGAGGTTTAGTTGCTGACGAAGTAAAAGTAACTGGTTATGAAGACAAGCCATTTGACATTATAAAGCACTGGCACACAAAAAGGAATTGGAACCAATGGAAGGATAGGGTTCTTGTAGATATTAATGATTTAAAAAACGAACAATGAAGACAGCTTTAGTTTTAGGTGGTGGAGGTTTTATAGGCTCACACCTTGTTAAAAGATTAAAAGAAGAAGGCTACTATGTTAGAGCAGTAGACTTAAAAAAACCTGAATTTTGGAAAACAGCAGCAGACGACTTTATTATAGGAGATTTGAGGTGGAGTCATATATGCTCTGCCGCATTTAGACCTTTAGAAGACAAAAGAAGGTTTGATGAAGTTTATCAGCTTGCTGCTGATATGGGTGGCGCTGGTTATCTGTTTACTGGTGATAGTGATGCAGATATTATGCACAACTCTGCCTTAATAAACCTGAATGTGTTAAGAGAGTGTGTTCTTGAAGAGCATGCTCCTAAAAAAATATTCTATGCAAGTAGCGCCTGTGTGTATCCAGAGTACAATCAACTAGACCCAGAAAGCCCAAAATGTACAGAAGACAGTGTATATCCTGCTGAACCTGACTCTGAATATGGATGGGAAAAATTGTTTAGTGAGAGAATGTATATGGCTTTTGCAAGAAATAAAAACTTAAATGTAAGGATAGGGAGATTTCATGGAATCTTTGGACCATACGGAACATGGAATGACGGAAAAGAAAAAGCCCCTGCTGCAATATGCAGAAAGGTTGCGGAGTCAAACGATAGCATAGATATATGGGGAGACGGAGAGCAAACAAGGTCTTTTATGTATATAGACGATGCTATTGACACAGTGCGTAAATTTATGATGAATGAAGGATTTCAAGGACCAATGAATATAGGTTCTGAAGAAATGGTGTCTATAAATAACTATGCACGCATAGTAATGGAAGTTGCAAAAAAAGATTTGGATATTGTGCACATAGAAGGTCCTCAAGGTGTGAGAGGAAGAAACTCAGACAACACATTAATGGAGCAAGAATTGAACTGGACTCCAGGGGGTAGTCTTAGAGATGGTGTACAAAAAACGTACAAGTGGATTGAAGAGCAGGTGCAAAAACTGTCTTAGATAAATTAGTAAATTTGTGCTATGGCAAACTACGAGAACAAGACAGTTGGGTTTAGTGAAATAAATAAAGGCTGGACGTCATTTTATTCTTACATTCCTGAAGATATGGTCTACATGAAGTCAGACTTTTATACTTTTAAGGGCGGTAATATATACAAACACAACATTGATGAGAGTTCTCGTAACAAATTTTACGATAAATTTTATCCTAGTAAGGTTGAAACCATCATAAACGATGACCCAGAAGCTGTCAAAAATTTTAGAACTCTCAACATGGAAGGCTCTTCTGCTTTCTGGAGAGTAGAAATAAACACAGACTTAGATAAAGGAGGAGCGACTTATGATGATTTTGAAGAAAGAGAGCGATTGTTTAAGGCTCACATAAGAACCGACAGAGACGACAATCTTAACTTGGAAAGACTTACCGTGCAAGGATTAGGTACATTAATATCTACAAACGGCACGTCAATGTATTTTAGATTTATAGATAACGCCATTGAGTATGGTGACTTCGTTTATAAAATATATGGTAACTCGTATACGTATTTAGGTAAAATTATTGCTGTATTTGAAGATTATATTATGTTAGACTCTATAGCGGACCCAGTAGAACTTGGTCAATTTTGCTTTGCAACAAAAGACCCAGTGATAGAAAGCTATGGACTAAAAGGATATTTTGGTAGCTTTACGTGTACAAGTTATGAATCAACTCCAATAGAATTGTTTGCAGTTGGTACAGAAGTAACGCAAAGCAGTAAATAATTTAATGAAATTTAAATTAAGAAGGCTAGTAGAATCAGATTACGATACTCTAGTAAAATGGTGGAAAGATTGGAAGTGGGAACCTGCTCCAAGAGATTTTCTGCCTGAAAATGGAACAGGTGGCTTTATGGTCACCAAAGATAAAAAAGAGATATGTGCAGGTTTTATATACCTGACTAACTCTAAAGTTGCTTGGATTGAATTTGTAATATCAAACAAGCAATATAAAGAAAAGGATAGAAAAGATGCTATCCAATTTTTAATAAACAGCTTATCTGCTGTAGCTCAAGAAACAGGAGCAAAATATGGATACGCTGTATTAAAACATAAGGGACTGAAGTTTTATTATGAAAACTCAGGTTTTTTTGAAAGTGATAAGAACATAACAGAAATGATAACAGTATGGCAGCAGCAACAACAGTAGCAATAGTCGGAGCATCAGTAGCAGCCGCAGCGGGTGGTGCACAAGCTATTAGCGGTGCAGTACGAGCTAAAAGAGCTAAAAGGGATTTAGAAAATTACGAAAGGCAAGAGGTTACAGACTTAGCTAATGAGATGAGAGTATCAGACATCGGCGAGCAAAGGAACGTGGAAAACATAATGCAAAGCGAAGCTAACCAAACAGAAGCGGCACAAATGGGTGGTGCTAGAGCAGTAATAGGAGCTACATCAGGTATTCAAGCTAATACTGCAAATGCTTTAGCGGCATCTGCTGTTAGAACTGATGAAAAGCTTGCTGCACTTCAAAACGCAAAATATCAAGAGAAAGTTCGTAGGTTTAATACCGTAGAAGCTAGACAAAACCAAGATATAGCTGGAATGGCTGCTGAGATGCAAGCTGGAAGACAAGCTGTACAGCAAGGGCTAGGCACTATAGCTGGAGGTGTAGCTTCAGGAGCTACAGCTTACGCAACAGCTGCGGGAGCGCCTGGAGCAGCAATACCATTTTCGGGAGGAAAACCACTAACATAAAACATCATGAGTAAGGGAGCATATTACGCAGGAATGGCAACGGCACCACAGGTAAAGCCAGCAGACTTTTTAACACCCTTCGCAAACATGGCGGAAAGGATTAGTCAGCAAGCAATAGAACAAAGAAAGCAAGAGCAAGCTGAACAAGCGGCTAACGAAAAGTTTGCTTTAAGCAGACAAGATAAACTACAAGACACCATAAACTCTTCAGGTTACAAAGGGATTGGTATAAACAATCTTGATATGGCTGTCAATGAATATATGACATACCTACAATCTGACTTTGAAAAAGCTAACGAAGAATTTAATATTACAAAAGATAAAAAAGCCTTAAGTGCAAAAACATCTGCCTTACAGTATAGCGCCAAACAAGTGCAAAACTTAGGAAACAGAATAGCTAACTTTGTAAAGAATGATAGCACTTTAGAAGCAAACGGAAAAGCTTCCATGTATAATGACGTTGTTATGGCTATGATACAGGATTTAGGTGAAAACATAGGTTTTGAAACAGAGTCTAGCGGGGTGCAAAGAATATATACAGTAGGAGAAGATGGTAACAGGAAAACAATAAACGCAAAAACTTGGGACACTTTGTTTACTGCAAAACAATCTACTGATTTAAATGGTGTGCTGGAAGATATTGTAGAGATGACACAGCCAAGGCAAATACAGGGTAAAAACAATACTTTTACACGCTATTTAGATTACACCAAAGACCCTAACGGAACGCTAACACAATCTCAAGCAGACATATTAACTAGAAGATTACAAAACTTTGAACCGCATGAAGTTTATGATGCTGCTGTTAGAGCTGGTATTGTGGGTGATGGAGAAAATCAAATTCCTCTAAGAACAGATTTTAGTGACGAAGGAATAATTGCTAACATAGACCAGATGAGAGAAGCTCTGGCTATGAAATCTATTGGCGACCTGCAAAACATGTACAGAAATAAGGAAGGAAGTAAGCCTAACACTGGAGGCTCAAGGACTTCATCAAGCAGCTTTATAAATTATGACCCTGAAACATTATTATATTCTTATAAAAAAGGCTCTGCTACTTCAGTATTAATGAGAGCTACTTTTACAGGCAAAGATATGATAGGAGATGCTCCTGCTGGTAAATCAGAAACTGTTCCTTCGGGCGCTTATATTTCTGACGTAAGATTAACTCCTTATGGTCTAGAAGTTTTTGGCACTATGGCTGTTAATGAAAAGACTGGAGATATTATGGACATAATGAATTTTAATTCTATGTCCGATGTAGAGGTTAAAAACAAAGGTTTAAAAAGAGTCAATTTTAGAAAAGTAGTTGACCCAGGAACAAATCAAATGGCTCTTCGACAATTACAATCTGTGTTTGGATTTGATATAGATGAATACAATAACATATTAAAATTAAACAACTCAACAGAAAATCAAGGACCAGATTATAGCAATAAATAATATGGACAAGGAAGTATTAGAAGATTTATATAAGAGAGCTGTATCTAAAGGGTACACTAAGACGTTAGAAGATTTTACGTTGCTGATAAATTCTGATGAAGAAGTTTTATTGGACAATTATAATTACGTCAAAGAAAAAGGATATGGAAAACCGATAGAAGATTTTCAAGCTCTTCTCACTGAAAAAAAAAATCCAGAAGTCTCTTCAATCAAGCCGACAGAAAACATTCCAATCGCTTTTTCGGAATCAAATTTTACATTGGACGATACCAAGTTGTCTTCGGATTTATTCGAACCAGAAAAAGCCGATGAATACAGAACTTTTTTTAAGTACAATGGATTTGGTGTACCTACCATAGGTGTAGAAAAAGACACAGACGGTCAGTATTTAAAAGGAGGGTTTGGTGATTTTATTAATCAGTTGCCGTTTGGAGAGTTTATAGACGACCAAGCTAGAGCATGGGCTAGCGGAAAAGAAGATGCAGATGCAGCTGAAGCTGCTGCCGAATTAATGAATGAAATAGGCACATTTTCAAAAGGCAACCCTACGGTAGAGCAAGCAAACACAATGCTTAAAGAAATGTTTGAATCACAGACAACTCCTATGTCTGATGAGATGAAACAGTTTCAAAAAGATTTACAAGAAAACGGTAACGATGCTTACGCAGCTGTAAAAGCCGCAGCTAACAACCCTAGTGCTGCTACAGAATACGTTATGAGAAGCATGCGTTCTATGTTTAATGATGACGCTATAGCTACAGGACTCGCCACGCTAGCAACAAATACCTCAATAGGGTTCGCTGCTGGAGGACCTCTTGGCGCTTTAGGTGGTTTTATGAGAGGTATTCCTGCTGCAATGACAGCAATGGGGGCTCAAACTGACATGGCACTATCTTTTGGAGAGTTTTTTCTAGAGGAGCTGGGTGATGGTTTTACAAGACAAGATGTAGCAAACCTTTTACAAGACCCTGAAAAACTACAAGAAGTACAGAATAGAGCTTTAGCTAGAGGTGTTTCTATTGCTGCTGTTAATGCGTTTACTGCTGGACTAGGAATAAGAATAGCATCAAATGTGTTTAGGGCAGGAAGAAAAGGTTTGAGAGCAGGCTTAGAGTCGTTTGCTAAAGTTACGCCTTTAGATATGGCTGGAGGTTCTCTTGGTGAATTTGCAGCGCAAGCAACGTCAGGACAAGAAATTAACACAGCTGAAATAGCCTTAGAAGGTCTCCTTGACCCAATGTCTAGTATTGCAACAACAGTAGGAGGGACTGTTATTGATGCAGGAAGCGCTCCTTCATATAGAATTAACGGAGGTACAACTACTAAAGCAGACTTTATAAGACGTTTAGGTGCAATGTCTGACGAACAATTAGAACAAGCAAATTTCACCGTAAACAATGACGATGAAACTTGGCGTCAGGTTGATGATAGACTTAAAGATATTAAGTTTGGAAAAGAAATAAAAGAGATTTATGGAGACATAGATGATGAGCAAACAAGAAGATTAACTGATTTAGAAAAAGAAAAAAGAACTTTAGAAAAGAAGAAGTCTGCCACTGCACAAAAAAGATTAGCTGATGTTAACCAAGAAATAGATGAGGTATTAGATATATATAAAACTAAACGTGAAGCTATTGGTATTTTATCTGCTCCATATTATGACAGAAACATAACAAGCGTAGAAGACGCACAAAAGAAAAGAAGAAGTAAGGAATATAAGCAATATAAAACGAAAGCTAAAAAGCTTGCCGAAACTATGGGCTTAACAGTCAGCGGCATGAACGATGGTATTGGTGGTTATAAATTGGCTGACGGCACTTACTTGCAAGAGCTTTCTTCTGAGGTTTACTTAGAAGGAGCTACATACGAACAGGCGATAGAATATGCTTCTGTGTTGGGCGCTATCACTCCTGAAACACAAGAAAGTACAATCGCTGGTATGATTGTAGGTGAGGGTGAGGGTGATGCCTCAAAATTTAACTTTATAATCGAAGATAATAATAACCTAGAAGGCGTAAGAACTGCTTTAGATGAGCTAGGAATTGACTATTCTATGAATACAGATACTGGCGAGGTAGGAATTATTGACTTCGAAGATGGAAATAATGTACAACTTAACGAAAAAATTGGTATATTTGTACAGGTACTAAATGAAAACAATATAAATCATGAGCAAAGACTTGAGAGAATCCGTTCGAAATATATCGGCGCAGAAGACAGGGCTGGAAACCTACAAAACATTAAAGAAAATTCCTCTAAGTTTGGAAAGAGTGGGGAAAGCGTTCGTTACATCGCAGAACAAGCCGAAAAAAGGAACAAAAAATACTTAGACGAAAAAAAGAAAGCACCTAAAACGGTGCAGGAGGAGTCGAAAGAACCTGTGGTTGTGAAACCTCTTCCTGAAAACTCTGAAAGACTACAACCTGTAGACAGAGTTAAAAAAATTGCAAGAAAAATACGCAGAGCTTTCAGAAGAACTTTCCTTCAAGATGCAGGTTTACCTAAAAACATAGGAGAAGCTATAAGAGCTTACAGAAGAAAAGGAACTGCAATCCAAAATTATTTATCAGACCAGCAAGTTGTGTTTCTTGACATGTACGATGCTGCTACAAAGTCAATGACTAAAGAACAAGAGCGACAGTTTGGAGCTTACGTAAATGAAGCGTTAGCTGGAAATGTTGTTGATGGCATATTTACTCCTGAACAACAAAACGTTATTGAGTCAATGCGACTTGAAATAGATAAAAAAACTGATGAGCTTGTGGCGATGCTTGAAAAGCATGGTAAAAATGATGAAAGAACACAAGACTTAATTAAAACGTTACAAGATAACAAAGGAACATACATTCACAGAACCTATTCTGCATTTAAAGATTTAAATTATTTACAAGAAATGATTGGTGACCCTGCGTTAGCACGCTCTGCAATTAATGAATCTTATGATTTGCTAGTGGCAGAAACTGCAATGGACCAAGGTATAAGTATTGTAGAAGCAAAAAAACTTGTAGATGATTATATAGCTCAAGCGTTTGATGCTCCTGATAGGTCAACTTACATTGCCTCTTTGGCTGACGGAAAAATATCTTCTCCTTTTTTAAAGAAAAGAAACAAAAATCTTTCAGAAGCGTTTAGAAACTACTTAGGAGAAATAAGAGACCCTTTATATAATTATATAAACACGTTAGAAAAAGTTTCCTCTTATATAGCTGCTGTAGAATATCAACAAACCCTTGCAAATAGATTGGTACGTATGGGTCTAGGAACTACAGAGGGAGGTCCAGGAAAAAAACGTTTAGAATCTGGACAGCAATCTTTTAACATACTGAGTAAAATATATGTTCCTGACGATGTTTATGAAGCGTATCAAGACATACAAAGATTAGCGCCAATACAAAATGATTTCTTAAGATATATTGTTTCATTACAAGGGTCAGTTAAATATGGTAAAACAATACTATCTCCGATGACCACTGCCAGAAACTTTTTATCTGGTAGCTTGATTACAATGTTAAATGGAGAAAATATATTGATGCCAGGAAATTGGCAAAATGCTTTAAAATCTATGAGGTTAGCTTGGGACACAAAAAAATCTCCCAAAGAAATTAAAGCTGAGGTTCAGCAACTTATCGAACTCGGTGTTATGAAAGACGGTGGTCGTGCGCAGGAAATTATGGAGACAATAAATGAGATATATGCGCTAGAGGGATTAAGAAGAAAAAAATTTGGCGGCAAAATCGGAAAAAACATAGATAAATTCAACAATCTAGTCACAAAAGTATATCAGTTTGGTGATGACTATTACAAAACATTTGCTTTTTATCAAAAAAGAGATGCTTTTGTTGAGACTGGAATGTCTGTAGAGGAAGCAAATCAAAAAGCCGCATACAGAGTTAGAAACGGACAACCAACATATTCGCAACTACCTAGAACAATTAGACAGCTAAGAAGGTTTCCTCTTACAGGTACTTTTGTTTCTTTCCCATATCTTATAACTCAAGCACATTATAATAATTTAAAATTTATTGCAGAAGATTTCAAGGAAGGTAGAACCAAAATGGCTCTAAAACACGCATTGAATTACAGTATGGCAATAGCAATTCCTTATGGTATTTCTATGGGCTCAAAAGCAATATTTGACATTACTGACGATGAGGACAATGCATTGAAAGATATGATGCCTGAGTATTATAGGGATGCTTCTTTTGTTTATACAGGAAAAGACCCTGAGACAGGAGAGTTACAATACTTTGATATAAACACTATAGCACCCAGCGCTCAAATAAAGAAAGGGTTAGATATATTAATGAAAGATAGGAATGGTAGAAACCTTCCTGATAAAATAAAACTAGCAGCTTGGGAGCAACTAGAGCCTTATCTTTCTATGGACTTGACAGCAAACACTGGTATAGCAGTATTGTCAGGTGTTGACCCCACAACAGGAAATGTTTTAAGTGATAATTTTTATGAAAGAGTAAAATGGGGTGTAAACAATATTTCTCCTGGAGCAATAAGAAACGCTGCAAACATAGCTCGTTCACAGGGTTGGTTTGGGTTAGATGAAATAAACCCTTATACTGGTAGAAGATATACTGTAGAAGATGAGTTTTTAGCGCTTCTTGGTTTTAGAGTTCAAACTACTAGCTGGGATTTACAATTAAAAAACTACGCAAGGAAAAACAGTATAGAATCTTCTGATGCTGTAAAGCAGAAAATAAAAGATGTAAAAGGTCAACAATCTAAATCACTTGCAGAAGTAGAGAGTATTGTTTCAGACTACAGAGAAGACATGTTAGAGTTTTCGGAAAACTTATTATATCAAATAGACGCAGCAAGAAAACAAGGCATGGAAGAAGGAGAAATAGTAAAAGCACTCTCAGGTGGAGGTTTTGATAGTACAAACGTAAACGCATTGATGAAAGGAGAAATGCTAGAACTACAAGGTATATCTAAAAAACAATACGATAGAGAAATAGCAATGCTAGAAGATAGACCTGATTTAGCTGCTAACATGGCTAAAAACTTAGACATGTATAACTTCTTTGTTAATGAAAAGAATTATGATTCTAGGGTAAGAAAAGACTTGTATAGAATGATGAGAGAAAATGCTTCAGATGAAGATATGTTAGAGTTAATTAAAAAGGCTAGCATAGATATTTACAAAAGAACACTTAAAAGCACAGTTAGCAAAGACTTAAA